AAGTGAATGAATACATGGCTAAAGCTGCCGACAAAGAAGGTAAAAATGCTTCAATGAAATTAACAACGGTAAATCAAAAAGAATGGTTTAAAAGCATGGGGGCTTATCTGCGTGAATGGGTTGAAACTCATAAAGATTTGAAACCAGATACGTGGACACCAGAGTACAAAGAATCTATTAATGATCAAGGGGTATGGAAATAAACCCAAAGACAAGTGAAGCTTATGACCTTATGCATCAAGGTATATTAGCACTGGCAAAGGCGGAAAGGCAGGGATTTCGGATTGATGTTGAATATTTGGAAAACAAAAAATCCCACCTAACACGCAAAATATCCCGGCTGGAAAGTCAATTTGAAAATAGTACTTTTTACAAGAAATGGCAGCGTCAGAGTACCACTAAAATCAACCCCGGGTCAGGGGATCAGCTTGGAAAGTATCTTTACACCACTTTGGGACTAAAGCCACAGAAACTAACAAAAACTGGTAAAGGTTCAACGGATGAAGAAGCCTTGGGACTTTTGAATTTACCGGAACTGAATGCCATATTAGAAGTAAAGAAACTGAAGAAAATCCGGGATACTTATTTGGATGGTTTTCTGAGGGAGCAAATCAATGGACAGATTCATCCTTTCTATAACCTGAATACAACGGTAACATACCGTTCATGTATTGCTAAAGGAACGAAAATATTGGCTGTTAGAGATTTTTACAGGTATCCGAATGGAGTTCCTATTGAAAAGATCAAGGAAGGGGATTTTGTTTATTGTTTTGATGATAATTTAAACCCTGCTATTCAAAAAGTACTTTGGTCTGGAAAAACCGGACATAAAGAAGTTATCAGGATTCATTATTCAGCGAAAGGTGGGGGAGGAAAAGGATTTTTGGACGTTACCCCTGAGCATCTTATACGCGTAATTAATGGGGAATACGTTGAAGCCCAGAATTTAGTTGGGGATTTTAGAAAGCCTGAAGAAAGTAAAAGACTTGGAAAAATAAGAACTTTGTCTTGTAAACGGGTTGATGTTAATTTAAATTTTACCGGTCATGTAAAAGGGGGTAAAGGTGTTCTTGAACATCGTTTGGTCTATTCCCAGTTAATTGGGGATTTAAAGCCTGCGGAAGTTGTTCATCATAAGGATGAGGATCATTTCAATCATACACCATCTAATTTAAGAAAAATGACTTTAAAACGTCATTCATATCTCCATTCTTTAAAAGTATCTGATGAAATAAAACAAAATAGGATTAAGACGTTGAAAGAAAATCGACATTTGATTACCTATACTTCAGGAGCTGAAAATCCTTTGAGTATGAACTTGACAAAATTTCAATGTTACCGATTATTGGCACAAAATTCAGGAAAGTTAAAAGGGATTAATTTTGATTTTGGTACAATTAAAAAGTATTTAGAAATAAATGGAATAGACCCTTTTAAAGTTCGATTGCGTTTTGATAAACATGGGGAATATATTTGGAAATCTAATTTAGAAAAAATATCTATTTTAGGTCGTTCTGAGGTTTCTAAATTATTAGGGCATAATCATTATCGTTTGTTAGAATTATATTCGATTTATGGGATTGATGAAAAGCGTAAATGGGGAAATCAATTTGGTGCATTTAAACCCGGAAATCACCAAATCACAAAGATTGAATGGGTAAACAAAAAGGTAGATGTTTATGATATTGAAGTAGAAAAATACCATAATTTCTTTGCTAATGAAATTTGTGTACACAATTCATCAAATAACCCGAATTTCCAAAACCTTCCTGCCCGAGATGAGGAGTCAATGAGGATGGTTAAAGATGCTATCTTTCCACGTTTAGGGCATCAATTGTTGGAAGTGGATTTCAAGGGTATAGAGGTTGCTGTGAATGCCTGTATAAATAAAGACCCGGTATTGATACATGACATCCTTCACGGAGATATGCACGGGGATATGGCTAAACAGATTTTCAAAGTACCTAATTTTGATAAAAATACACCAACTCATAATACCCTACGTTCAGCAGCAAAGAATGGGTTTGTATTTCCTGAGTTTTATGGGGATTATTTCAAAAGCTGTTCTGAAAACCTTGCTACACGCTGGGGAAAGCTCCCCCAAACTAAATGGTCAATGGGGCAGGGGATAGCTTTTGAGAAAACATTTTTATCAAACCATTTAATCAGCCAAGGAATAACATCATTTTCCTCCTTCACAAAGCATATTGAAAATATTGAAAATGAGTTCTGGCATGAACGTTTTATGGTGTATGGTAAATGGAAGGATACTTGGTTCAGGAAGTACCAAAAGAACGGATTCATTGACCTACCCACAGGCTTCCGGTGTAGTGGGGTTATGAACAAGAAACAGGTTTGTAACTACCCGGGGCAGAATGGGGGTTTTATGTGCCTGTTGTGGTCTTTGATTGAGGTGACTGATATTCTTGAACAAGAACAAAGGGATACCAAAGTGGTGGGGCAAATCCATGATAGTTTGATACTTGATGTACATCCTGATGAATTATCTCATATCCTTGAAGTAGTGAAATACGTTACCTGTACAGCCCTTCAAAAACACTTTGATTGGATAATTTTACCCATGGAAGTGGATGCTTCCATCTCAGGTATAGACCAATCTTGGGCAACCAAGGAAAAGTGTAAAATATAAAAATTTATTGTATAATATATAAAACAGATAAAATGACACTATACATCAAACATCGCCCCACCGATTTAATTGGGGTGAAAGGTAATGAGGATGTTGTGGAAGCTTTGAAAAACATGCTTCTAAATAAAGAATCCTGCCCCCACTCCTTCCTCCTTTCTGGGCCAACAGGCTGCGGCAAGACAACCCTTGCCCGCATTATTGCCGCTGAATTAGGTTGTTTTGGTTCAGATTATAAGGAAATTGATTCAGCTGATTTTAGGGGTATAGATACCATTCGTGAAATTGGTAAACAATGTATGTATAAGCCGTTGGAAAGCTCCTGCCGGGTATTTGTTATTGATGAGTGTCATAAGATGACTAATGATGCTCAAAATGCCTTTTTAAAGAGGTTGGAGGATACCCCCAAACACGTTTATTTTATCCTTTGTACAACTGACCCAAGTAAGTTGATTCCAACTATCCGGGGAAGGTGTTCTCAGTTCCAAGTTAAGCCTTTGTCTGAAAAAGTATTGTTAAGGCTTTTGAAACAGATCGTAACGGAGGAAAAAGAAACGCTGGAACAAGAGGTTTATGCCATCATTATTCAAGACAGTTTGGGACACCCACGCAACGCTCTGACTATATTAGATCAGGTTTTACAAGTTCCTGCCGTAAAACGATTGAAAATGGCTAAACAGGGGTTGCTAGAACAATCCCAAAGTATTGATCTTTGTAGAGCCTTGATGAAAAAGGGAACGGGTTGGAAAGAAATTGCCTCAATATTATCCGGTATAAAAGACCAAGACCCGGAAGGAATAAGAAGGCAAGTGATGGGATATGCTGTATCAGTACTCCTGAAAGCAGATGATCCAAAAGCTGGTCTGATATTAGAATCATTCATGGAACCTACTTACAACAGCGGGTTTCCTCAAATTGTTTTGGCTGCATACACAGTAATTAAATCATAATATCATGAAAAAAGAAACATTGGAACTTGGAATAAAGATTTTCAAGTTAAGTGAAAAACTAAAATGTAGAATTGATAAATTTCAATTCACCCGCAATTCAGTAGGCCCAATTTATGAATACCGATTTATTCCTGCTATTTATTTAAACCACCAGAAAATAGCAAATAAAGCTATCCAAATTCAATTAATTGGCGTGGTTAATTCCCTTGATGTACTTTTGGAAAATTTGTCTGATACCAGTTATGAAATTTCATTGAAAACTTTTGAAAACATTACGGAAGAACCTGAGGAAGTTGAAAACATTATCCCTGATCCTTTCAATGTAAAGAAAGTAAAAGAAGAAACCCCATTACCTGCTAAAAAAGATAAATGCCCACATGGACATGTATTTGGAAAAGATTGTGATGAATATAAAGAATGTGGTAAATGTCCTTTATGGGAAGACTGCAGCGATTAAAAAGATGAGATTTTAAAAAAGGTAAAAAATAAAAAACAATGAATTACGAAAAAGACATACAAATTAATGATCAGGCCTTGGATATAGAGTGGCTTGAACAACCGTCAAAAATGATGCGTTATACCCGGCATTCGACTGACATGAATAGAGCTTTAGATCAGGCAAAACAGGATTTGGATATTGCCAATGCAGAGGTTGATCACAAAATAAGAAAAAACCCTGATAAGTTTCTTGTGGAGGGAAAGATAACAGTCGACTCAGTAAAAGCTGCTATATTAGTTCATCCAGACTATCAGAAAGCATATACCAAATTTCTTGAAGCCAAGTATGAATATGATATGGCTCAGGGAGCTGTACGTGCTTTTGAACAAAGAAAATCAGCTCTTGAAAACTTGGTTAAATTATATCAATCCAACTATTTTGCTGGCCCTTCTATCCCCCGGGATTTGAAATGGGAAAGGGAGGAAAAGCAAAAAATGATGGATGATCGTATAGCAAAACGATTAACAAGGAAATAACCATCATTGTATTTAATGTTGTTTTTATTCGATTTAAAGCATTTATGTTGAAAGTGGTATAAGTATATCAATTGAAAAAGATAATGTTATTGGGTATAAATCAAGTAGTTATAAATCAATAAATTTTTACAATAAAATTACTTTTGTTTAATTAAATACTCATTATTATGGCAAAGAAAGAAAAGAAAAAAAGCATTTTTGCAGGTCAGGTTGTGGACAACGTAAGGGATAACAAACGCTCAAATGAACGTTCCTATGGATACCTGAAACTGCCCAAAGGAGTAAAAATTTGGAGCCCAGAAGTGGCTTCTGAAGTTGGAAAAGGTATCACTGCAACCTTTGATATCATCCCCTACAAAGTCGCTACTGCTAAACATCCTGACTTGAAAAAGGAAACCGGAAGAGCCGAAAAAGGTTCACTGTGGTACAAAAGACCTTTCAAAGTTCACCGCAATGTTGGCCCAGATAACGACACCGTGGTATGTCTTACCTCCTTTGGGGAAAAGTGTCCCATCTGCGAATATGCTACCAAACGCTGGAAAGAAGGAGCTGAAAAAGAGGAAACAAAAGACCTATGGGCAAAAGACCGGGAAATGTTCGCCATTGTTCCCAAGGGGGATAAAAAGCATGAAGAAGAGGTTCATGTGTTTGATATCAGTCACTACAACTTCCAAGAATCCTTAATGGAGGAAATTGATGAGCATGAAGAGTTTGAAATCTTTCCTGACTTGGAAGAAGGGCTGACCCTGAAAGTACGTTTTGCCGCTGCCTCTATGGGAGGTAAAAGCAAGCCGTATGCTAAAGCCAGTAGGATTGATTTTGTGGAACGGGATGAAGCTTATGATGAATCAATACTGGAAAGTGTACCAGATTTGGATTCACTTCTTGTCAAAATGTCTTACGATGAAATGAGTGCTAAATTCTTTGATGTAGCCACTGAAGAGGAGGAAGAAGAGGAAGAAGCCCCGAAAGGAAAGAAAGAGGAAAAACCAGCCTTGAATCGTCAAAAAAAGATAGCTGAACCTGATCCAGAACCTGAGGAGGAAGAAGAGGATGAAGAAACATTGGCAGATCAGATTGATGCTTGTAAAAGTCTTGGGGCACTTCTCACTATTGCTACCAATAACAAGGAGTTCAAAAAATCCCTGAAAAGTTTTGCTACAATTAAAAAGGTATCTGAATTGAAAGCTGCTATGATGGAAATCATTGAGCCTGAAGAGGAGGAAGAAGAAGAACCGGAAGAGGAAGAAGAAAGCTTGGTGGATCAAATCAATGCTGCCAAGAAGGTTTCTGAATTGATGGAGATTGCTGAAAATAATGAGCCGTTGAATGATAAAAAGACCTTGAAAAAATTAGGGGCTTTTGTTAAGGTATCAGGATTAAAAGCAGCCATGTTGGAATTGTTGGAACCTGAGGAGGAAGAAGAGGAAGAAGAGGATGAACCTGAACCCCCAAAGAAAACCCCTGCTAAAAAACCAGAAGCCCCGAAAACAACCGGAAAAGATAAATGCCCTTTCAAACATGGTTGGGGTATAGGAACTGAGGATCATAAAGAATGCGACAAATGTGATATTTGGGACAGCTGTATTGACGAAAAGGAAAGACTTGCAAAATTAAACAAAGGTAAAAAGTAAACATTTATGGCTGATCTTATCCTCAAAACAAGGAATAAGCCCGGGCTGAAAAATCAGAGTTTCATTGGGGCGAATATCCCCAATGAGCTCTATTTTAAAGTCCTGTTGTATATTACAGCAAATGGGACAACAAAAAATACTTTCATTAAAGAAGTTCTTCAATCAACTTTCAATTCTGAATCTACCGGGTTATCAACCAAAGTTTTAATGGATAAATTGATTTGCCGTATACACAATTCATATAAGAGTAAAAAGCAAATAAATCCTGAACTAACCAAGGAACGGTTTGTTGAACTTTTATCATTAGAATTGAACCTTAAAGGCTTTGAACAGGATTCAATCAAACTAATAATAGACAGATTTTATGGAAAGGAATAAACCACAAGCCCTAAGCACCCAAATGAAAAGAAACTCCACCAAAAGTAAAGAGGAAAAAGGAAAAGCTGAATATGAAGGTAATACTGAGGTGATGATAAGTTCCGGTTCAACCCTCTTGAATTTAGCTATAAGTGGAGGAAGGAAAAGGGGTGGGGGTTTTATTGGAGGTACTATGGTAGTGGCTTATGGCCCATCAGGAAGTGGTAAAACTGTGCTTGCCTGTGAGGTTGCGGGATATGTGCAAAGACAAGGGGGTGCTGTTAATTATAAAGACTCAGAAGCCAGATTGGATCGTAAATTCAGTGAACTGTTTGATCTGGATTATGATAAGATTAACTATGAAAAACCTAATACCATCCCAGAAGCTTTTCAACCATTATACAAATGGAAAGTCGACCCGAAAAAAATCAATGGTTATATTATTGACTCCTTGGCTGCTTTATCTACTGACATTGAAATGGATAATGATGATGGAGATAAGATGGGGATGCGAAGGGCTAAAGAATTTTCAGAACATTTACGCAAAGGTGCCCGAATAGTTACCAATAACAATATCCTTCTGTTTTGTACCAATCAAATCCGGGAAAAAGCCGATGCTCAAAAGTTTGAACGCAAGGATATCAACCCCGGGGGAAAAGCCATTGAATTTTATTCCAGCCTGATACTTCGTTTTTCAAATTACAAAAAAATTACAAAAATTGTTAAGGTATCCGGCAAAGAAGTTAAAAGGGTTGTGGGTATAGAGGTTGAAATTGAAGTGGTAAAAAGCTCTATATGGAAGCCCCACCATACTGCCCCTGTTATTATTTATTATGATTATGGAATTGATGATGTGAGGGCAAATCTTCAGTATATAAAGGATTTCAGCAACAGTTCTGTCTACACCATAGGAGGACAGCCATTGAATATTAGCCTTGATAAATCGGTACGGTTAATTGAAGTATCCGAAAGGGAGCAGGAATTGAGGGACGAAGTGATTGATTTGTGGGAAACGATTGAAAGTAAATTTGAGCAGCAAAGAAAACAAAAACAACGGTAAAAAATATTTTTAAAGTTTTTTTAAAAAAGCATAGAAGTTATCAAAACATTTCCTATCTTTGTAGTGTTGTTAAAGTTTACAACATTAAAACACTACAAATCATGGAACCAAAAATTCAAAAAGTAATTAATACCGTGGCTTTACAAGCTTCTTACCTTTACAAAACAAGGGAAAACTTATTGAGATTCAATAAAAGCCTGACCGAAAGCAGAACCTACCAGCACGAAAGATCAAAAATGATTGGCATGCTGGATATATTGGACGCCCTTGAAATTGACCGTACCGAATACAACTGGATATTCTAATGAAACATTTATTTTTTCTCATCTTCATAGCCTTGTTTATAAGCCCTGCTTTTTCAAGTGGGGCTTCTAACTATAACAAGCCATACTGGAAAGAAAAACATTCTTTCAGACCTGCCGCAAGTTTTGGGGAAAATACTACCAGAATTGGATTTGTGCTGCTTGCCGCAGCAGCTTCCGGGATAATAACCCATGATGATAAATTTAACACCACTTTAGCTTATATTAGTGGGGGATTTATTGTTGGGGGTGTAGTTATCCACTTAACACCTGAAAATACCAAGAAAAGGATCAAAACAGCTATTTTCGGTAACAGAAATCATTTTGGAATACGTTTTAAATTTTGATGATATGGAACGTTCCAAGCCCCAAAAAGGTTTATGGTGGGTAGGCTACAAGCAAGCCCATAACCTTCCTCAAATGCGATATGGCCCATGGGAAACAGCTGAGGAGATTTTGAAAGATCATTTTTTAAGGTTTTACCCCGGTGATTTTATTTATCTCAAATTAAAAAACACTATCACAATCATGTACCGCTTCCGGGATAACAACCGATGGCAAAAACTTTTTAATCCTATTACCTTATGATACGCACAATTAAACCAAAAACAACACTGTCTTTGATTGAACAAGTCAAGGAAAGTATAGAAACCCAAATGACACTAAACCCTCCAGTTATTCCAAACAAAACATTGTTAAAATGGGTAGAGGTTTATGCCAATAACTGCTTCGTAAAGATTGAGGAGGCTATGAGAAAAAGCCCTGAGTACAATAGCTGTGTTGATATTTATCATCAGAACTTTTCCCTGATTCTTTCCACAGTGAATCAATTTTTAGCCTTTCATAATTGCTCAACCTCGCATACTTGGATGGATCGTGGGATGCAGGATGATTTATCAAGTATTGATTTACAACTTATCCCAAAACCATTATCTATTTTTAACAGAAACAGAAAGAAATAACCAATGGAAAGAACCACGAAACATCGTACAAGTGTTATTACCGGATATGGTAAAAGCCCATCCAATATCTGGGAAATGGAATATGCCGCAGAACAAAGACATAAAACAACAAAAATACTGGCTATTGACCCGGCTTCCCATTGTGGATGGGCTGTAAGCAGGACTGTTTATGGGGTATGGAACCTGACTGCTAAAAGGGATGAAAGTGCTGGTATGCGATTAATCCGTATGCGATCTAAAATGATTGAATTGATAAAGGCTGAGGGAATAAACTTGGTAGTATTTGAAAGACCGGGAGGACAATTCAAAGGGGCTATCATTGTTCAGTCTGAATTACAAGGACAAATCAAAGTAGTTTGTGAAGACCTTGGAATCAACTACAGGGCATACTCTTCTATGGAAATGAAAAAACATGCCACCGGGAAAGGAAATGCCGGGAAACCTGCCATGATATCCGCTGCTAAATTGAGATTGGGGTATCCCGGAAATGACGACAATGAGGCAGATGCTTTGTGGCTTTTGGAACTTGCTAAATCAGAATATAAATAACAATGGATAGCCGTTACATTTGCAATCATTTACGCAAGCTTATCCGGGTTATGTATATAACTACAGGTAAAGGCTTTTATGCCCGGGAAATCCAGCCAAACCACTTTGAATTTGGTTGTGTTGAACCCCCTGTTAAGAATGTAGTTCATAGAAGTGTTGCTATTTATTTAATATGTGGAAATTATGAAAACAACTGAAATTAAAAATAAAGTCAAAATTTTAGTAGCTAAAGAAAAAGCCCTAAATGATTTGGAATCTTTACTGAAGTATATTTTGAAAAATACCCCGGAAATACCCCCACCAGCTTATGTTCAGAATATTGAAAAAAGAATACTTTCTTTACAAACCCAATTTGACGATTTGTTAAAATAAACATACCATGATCAAAAGTCTTGATATCAAAAATCTTCATAGTCACAAAGAAAGTCACCTTGAATTTAGGGAAGGAGTGAATGTGATTATAGGGGCTTCCGATGCCGGTAAATCAGCAATAATCCGGGCTTTCAATTGGGCTGCTGAAAACAGGCCTCTTGGAGACAGTATCCATTCCACATGGGGAGGGGAGACGGTTGTTAATATTGTTACAGATACTGCTGAAATTGAAAGGGCTAAATACAAAAGGGATCAATACACCTTATCTGGTATTGAAACCCCTTTTAAAGCTTTCGGCACCAAAGTACCTGAGGAAATACGCCAAGCCCTGAATCTTGATCCAATAAACACTCAATTCCAAGCTGACCCCCATTTCCTGTTTAGTAAAAGCCCGGGGGAGGCTGCCGTGTTCTTTAATCGGATAGCTAACTTGGAGATACTGGATAAAGCCAGAAACAACATCGAAAAAACCATTAATTCTATTGAGGCTGATATAAAGTACAATAAGAAACAATTGGATGTAAAAACACAGGAATTAAATGAATTTGAGTACTTGGAAAAGCTTGAGATTGAACTTGAGGTGATTGAGGGTTTAGAGGAGGAAAGAAACACCAATTCATCAAAAATCAGTAAGCTGGAAACCTCAATAAATACCTTACGTGAAATTGAAAGTAAACTGGAGTTATTGAAAGAAAAGATAACAGCTGAGGAAGAAGTTGATATTGTTTTACAATGGATAACTACTTTTGAGGGTAGGAAAAAGGAAATTGAAAGCTTTACCGATTTATTGTTTGAGATTAATGCTTGTGAATCCGATATCCGGTTAAAAAGCAAAATACTGTTGGCTGAAGCTTCGGTAAATAAAGTGATTGAATTGATAGAGGAAGAACAGAAAAACAAAACAATAATTGAGGAATTTGAAAAGTTTTTGTATAATATAAAAAACACTATCAAAAAACTCATTATGCTTGAAAAAGAACTTGCGGATATGGAAAAGACTTTTGAAAAAGAAATGCCAGAACGTTGCCCATTATGTGAAACCCTTTTAAAACCAAAATCATGAATCAAGATTTAAAAATTTTGTTTATTTTCATAGCTTTTATAATGGCTTTTGTTTTGTTAGTAGCGATTTTTGTATGGATCCTTAGTTTTTTACTTTCCTGAAAATGAAAAGGACTAAATTTCCAATAAACCCCAATATTTCAGAAGTAATGAAAAAAGGGGAAAGTACTTTGCAGGATACTGATATCATGCCGTTTGGGATATATCATGATAAACAAGTCATGATGGCTAATGTTCCCGCTTGGTATCTCCTAAAGCTTTTTGATTCTGGAAAGTGTTTTGGAGCTATTAAAAACTACATTGCTGATAATGAAACTATATTAAGAACTGAGAATCAAAAAGAAAATGATGCTTGGCGTAAAACCGTAAATGTTAATCGAAATGATTCGTAAATACCCCACTCCTGATCTTATCCTTTCCGCTGATTGGCATCTGCGTGAAGATACCCCAATATGTCATACCGGGGATTTTCAAAAAGAACAATGGGATGCCATGAGGTTTATTTCCAATTTGCAGAAGGAATACGGATGCCCTGTAATATGTAGTGGGGATTTATTCCATCACTGGAAGCCAAGCCCAGAACTATTATCAAAAGCCTCTATATACATGCCTAAAGAGGTTTATGCAGTATATGGAAACCATGATTTGCCTCAACATAATATGGATTTATCTGAAAAATCAGGATTCTATAATTTGGCAATAAATGGTAAAATATCAAGGTTGGATGAAGGTTCTGAAATTGAAGGTTGTTCATGGAATGAAACCCCTTTAAGGGATACCCAATTCAATAGGCTGGAAGTGGTAGTTTGGCATATTATGGTATATCAGGGCAAGTTACCTTGGCCGGGATGTACTGATCCAATGGCAGCTAAATTGTTAATGAAATACCCTGAATACAAGCTTATTGTTACAGGGGATAATCATAAAACGTTTGTGGAGGAGTATAAAGGAAGGTTGTTGGTGAACCCTGGTTCTTTAACCCGTCAAACCTCCGCTCAGGTAAATCATAAGCCTTGCGTGTTCCTTTATTATGCTGCAACTAATACCGTCAAGCCTGTATATTTGCCGATTGAGCAGGGAGTGATAAACCGGGAACATATGGAAAAGGCTGAAAACAAAGATGAACGCATTGCTTCTTTTATTTCCAAATTGAATACCGGGTGGAAAGCTGCCAGAAACTTTGAAGAAACATTGAAAGCCTTTAAACAGGAGAATGAAGTGAGTGATTCAGTGATGTCTATAATTTACAAAGCAATAGAATGAACTTTAATCCTTACCCAACCACTATTGAGATTTTAAGCCAGTTACTTATTGACTTAAATAGAAATCTGAATAAATCTATATCTTGTTATGAAAATGGCTTAATATCAAAAGAAACCCATGAACTTCATAAAGCTAACATCAATAAACATAAAACAAAATACCAAAACGATTTAAACAAATTACTTGAGCAATGAAAAAAGAAGAACCTGTTGCCGTTGTAGGGGCTAAACGAAAAGTGGGCAGACCCCGGAAAGTTATTGTTGTTGAACCAGCTCCTGAAAAGAAATTAGGATGGGGTGATAAAATTAGTGAGTTTTTAGCTTGCCCCCGCTTCACTTCTACCTTGTTTTATAAAATCAATCTTTATCTTAAAACTGCACCCCCGGAAGGTAAAGTATTTAATAAAGACTTGATGAAAACCTGTCAAACTTTTTCTATTGAAGAAATGAAAAAAGAATACCCTTTGATTTTGGAAAAGAAGTCTGCATTGCCTTCTGTTACACGCAAATGGATTAACTTTTTAATGAGTGAATCAATCCGAAAAGTTATTGAATACTATGAAAAAAACTAAAGCCGAAAAAGCCCTTTCAGGGGTAAAGAAAAAAATGAAAGTCATAAAGTATCTATTACAAGATAAAGTGATTTTTATTTACTCTACCACTGAAAAAAATGAAGAAGGGTTGGTTCAAATAAACATAACAGTATCTGAAAAACCAAAACTAAAAACAGTACAATGGATAAAAGAGGCTTAATGAAATTAAAGGGCGATATTGATACAGCAAAAACTCAAATATCCATGCTGAAAGGAAGCCAACAAACCTTGCTGTCCCAATTGGAAAAGACTTGGGGCTGCGGTGCGGTAAAAGAAGCTGATGAAAAGTTAGAACTAATGAAAAAGAAAAATGAAAGGCTTTCCGGTAAAATCACGGAAGGTTTGCAGGAAATTGAAGATAAATACATAAATAAATAAAACTAATATCATGAAAAAGTCAGAAGTTAAAAAACAGTTGATCAATCACGTTCATTCGATGAACAAGCAACTTACTTATGCGTATTTAGAAAGTTTATCAAATCAGTTATTAATCAATATGAGTCATCCAATGGATCGTCATGTATGGGCTAAAGAATTGACTGGTATTACTGTGGCTAAAACATGGTAAAATGAACTCAAAAGACCTCCGTTCATACTTTGATAAACAATCCGGAAAGAGGGATCAATTGACCGGGGATTGCGGCCAGCTTTCACGTAAAATAAAGCACTCAGGAAGGGAATTTAGACAGAACGAAAAAGCAAAGCTGATAGTGCAGGAAATTGGCTTGAAAATGCAAGAACAACTACAATATCACATCTCAGCCATAACCAGCCTTGCTTTAGAAGCCGTTTTTGATAATCCTTACCAGTTGGAATTGGATTTTGTTCAACGTCGCAATAAAACTGAGTGTGATCTATACTTTGCCCGGGGGGATATCAAAGTTGACCCCTTATCTGCCTCAGGGTTGGGGGCTGTTGATGTAGCCTCTTTTGCTTTACGTGTAGCAGCTTGGGATATGATGGAACCAAAGTCTGATAATGTTTTGATATTGGATGAGCCTTTCAAGCACTTAAAAGGGGAGGAAGCTAATATCAGAGTGTTGCAGATCGTAAAAGAAATCAGCAAACGGTTGAATCTTCAAATCATTATGGTGAGTGATGAGCGGATAAGCCGGGAGGATATTATTGAAAATGCTGATCGTACTTTTGAAGTCACTATTAAAAAAGGGGTATCCAAAATAAAACAATTAT